CGTGACTTTAATAAGGTGATACGAGAAATCCATAGAAGATTATCGACTAAAACTCATAGTCCAGTTTATACAGGATTTTTTGCGTCTAGCTGGAAAGCACAAACGATGGCTGTAAGAGCCGTAGAAAAAGCAGAAGATCATCAACCCTGGAAAAGTATTAAATGGGAAGCATCAAAGTTCTTTTTCGAGAATAAATATGCTATGCCAGCTAATCAAGTGCCAAATGAAATCGAAATAAGGTATCCCATACAAAAAACATTTAATATTAAAAAGCCTGTATTTATTGGCAATAGAGCTAAATATGCTGCATATGCTTTAGAAGGAGGTAAAATTCAAAATTTTGTACAGGGAGTACTTCCTCAAATAATTCGTAAAAATATGACAGATAAAAAAGGTAAATTATTTTTGGCAACAGATCAATCAACTGGTTTTGGTCGCTCAAAAGACAATGTTCAATATACAGAAGTTAACTTTAAAGATCCTTCAACCTATTCAGAATGACTTTAGTAAAAGCAAGAGCAGCATTTGAAAAAGCAGTTACAGACGCAGTTGTAGCTGCTGATGCTACCGTTTCTGTTGTATATGACAACGTTAGTTTTGTAACTCCTGGAAAAACAAAAAAATATGTTGTTATGAATGTAAATTTCACCCAATCTACGTTACAAAATCAAGGTGCATCATCAGATTTTTATTCTGGTGTTATTCAATGCAATGTTTACGTCCCAAAAAGTAAAGGTACTTCCGTTTTATCTGCTATTAGTGAATCTGTTATAGATGGGTTAACTTCAGTAAATGCTTCTAATTATTCAGATACCTTTAGTGTTAAACCAAGAATACAGGATGTAAATGGTCCTACAATGCTTGAAATTGAAGATAGAAGCCACTTTCTTGGAATAATATCTTGTCAATTCTCTGCAAATGCGTAGTATAATAGAATAGCATTATATAATTTATGACTAGAGCAGTTGACCTCTTAAGGAACAAATTTGGTGTTTCTCAACTTTATAAACACGATGTAATAAAAGATGGAGAAGTTCAATTAAGTGTTTATTGGCATCCTTTAACCATTGCAGAAAGGGAAGCTATTTCCAAAAAAACTGGTACTGATGATACCAATGATTATGCTTTGCAAATGATGATAGAAAAAGCATTAGATCAAGATGGTACAAGGTTATTTCAAGATGGAGATAAGGCTTCATTAAGAAGAGAAGTTTCAGCATCAGTATTAGAAGAGATACAACTTGCAATGATTACAGTAGGTGCTGATAAGGAGGTCAAAGAGGCTAAAGCCGATTTAAAAAGCAAATAAAGATTGGCAATTTATATATGGTTTAGCCAAGCAGTTACATAAAACTGTTGCTGAATTATGTGAGACTTTAACTATTGAAGAGATGATAGGTTGGGCTGCTTATTTAGAGATTGAAGGTGATGAATATAAAAAACAACAAGAACTAGCACAGAAACATAGTGCTTTAAAAGGTAGAAGAAGGTAGAATAAGAATAATTTTATTATTGAGATAGAAAAGTGGCTGGATCTGGTTATGACATAAATCTGAATATAGCTCTTAAAAATTCTCAAAAGTTAAAGCAACTTAAGAATGATTTAACTGATATAGCAGGAAAGCAAAAAGACTATAATAAACAGGTAAGAGATAGCAATAAGATAGCAGTTGCTACGTTTAATAAACTTAATAGACAACTTTTAAAAGCCAAAGGATTACTAAACAAAGCTGCATATGGGACGGACAGTTTTAAAAGGGCAGCAAGAGCGTTGGTAAATGTAGAAAAAGAGCATAATCATCAGTTAAAAGAAAAAGAAAGGATACTTAATAAATTAAGGCGAGAAATAAATGATCCTACATATGAATTACGACAACAAAGAAAGCAACAAATTAGGGAAAATATACGTCAAAATAGGGCACTTAGATTTACAAATGTTAACCCTAGTAGACCTGCTGTTGTCGGAGATTATGGCCAGAGTGGGGGAAGAATAGGACCAGCACAAGCCTTAAATAATTCTCAAGGGGGATTTTTAGCTTTTAGTAAAGCTGCCGACAAAATAGGAATTATTCAGAAAGAAACAAAAAAAATAGCTGTATCGACTAAAAAATCATCTCAAATATTATCTCAACAAGCTACAGCAGCTAATTTTAGTGTCTTAACTGGGCAAGCACAAGGATTTCTACCTGGAAGTGGTTTTGGTATGGCAGGGGGTCAAATTGGTCCTCGTCAACCTTTAAGAAATAGATTAGGTTTTGGTAAAAATGCCTTGCCAGGTCCATTTGCGATGCAAGGTGGTGCAATGGGTAGGTTAAAAGGTGGTGTTGGGAGTGCAATGATTGGTGGAGGTTTTCCAGCATTGTTTGGTGCTGGCGGTTTAAGTTCTGTTCTTGGTGGTTTAGCTGGTGGTATTGGTGGAGCACTTGCACCTGGAGGTGGTTTCGCTGCATCTATTTTTGCTACTGCTATTGCTTCTGAAATTGAGAAAGTAAAGGAATTTAGAAAAGCAGTAAGAACTTTAAATGAGGACCTTAAAAATGCAGGAGCTATAACTCAAATCTCAAGGAAAGAAATAAAGCAATTAGCACGGGATTTGGATATTACAAAAGAGGAAGCTACTGCATTAGTGGCACAATTTAGTAAATTCGCAGATGTAGGTGGTTTAGATTTAGCAAGACTGTTTGGAAGTAGAGATTTATTTGATGCAACGGTTGGTTTAAATGATTTTTCAAGCACTCTTACAAGAATCCAACAATTAAGTGAACAATTAACATTAGGAACAGAATTTGAAGCGTATAAAATATTAAGTGAAGAAGGTTCTGAAGCTGCTAATGATTTTATAATTAATTCTTTGTTAGCAGCAAAACAGGCAGATGTATTTACAGATAGATTTGAAGAAGATTTAAAACGGGTAGAACGACTTGAAGGTGTTGCAAGTGGTCTAAGATTTGCTAATCCTCTTGCGGATATAAGTACGTTTACTGATGAATTTAGAAATATTGTAACTACTTTTGCAAAAGAAAATGTTCAGATTCAAGAAATTTTAAAAGATGAAAGTAGACCTTTAGCCGATAAATTAAAAGACATAGATGCAATCTTAATGCCGATGATTCAGAATACGGACGCATTAAAAATAGCATTAAGTAAGTTACCTCCTGAATTTGATTTAAGTACAGAAGCGGCTAAAAATTTGGTTGATGAACTTAGTAAGAATGTAGAAAATTTACGGTTTCTTGAAGAATTTCACGCTCCTACTGATCAATTAAGAGAAATGTTAAATCCACTGCGTAGGATTCTTGATTTAAGTGTTGCAATAAAAGATGGATTTGAGGGATCTTTTAAAGGTCTTATTAAAGGAACGATGTCTGTGCAAGATGCGTTTAGAAATATGTTTAATCGTATAGCAGATCATTATGCAGATATGGTCGCAAAAATGCTTGCTACTCAGATACAGAAAGGATTTTTAAGTATGTTTGCTAGTATGTTTAGTTTTGGTGGTTTTGAATTTGGGAAAAACAAAGCAAGTGATTATTTAGGTGATGTAGGTAATCCGCTTTCTGGAAGAGCAAGTGGAGGTCCAGTTAGCGGTGGAAAACCTTATATTGTTGGAGAGGAAGGGCCAGAAGTCTTTACACCAGGGGTTTCTGGAGGCATTACACCAAATCATGCTCTTGGTGGTTCAACAAATATTTCAGTAAGCGTAGACGCTTCTGGTACATCTGTTGAAGGTGATGAACCAAATGGCGAAGAATTGGGTAGATTAATAGCAGCAGCAATTCAATCAGAACTTATTAAAGAAAAAAGACCAGGAGGTTTACTTTCATAATGGCTACTTTCCCTTCTATCAAACCAAGTTATCAAGCTCGTAAGACTGTAAAACCAAAAGTTAATGTTACTGAATTTTTAGATGGCTACCAACACCGAATTAAATTTGGGTTGAATACAAGACCTTTTGTTTGGTCTTTAAGTTTCGTCAATGTTTCAGAAACAGACTCAGATACTATAGAGACATTTCTTGAAGCGAGAGCAGATGATGGTGCTTCATTTGATTGGACTCCTCTTGGTAGTTCTACTGCTTATAAATGGGTCTGCCCAGGTTGGACTAAAACAATACCCTATAAAAATAGAGCTACATTAAACATGACATTTCAACAGGTATTTGAACCCTAATGGCTACTCCTGTATCAGAACTACAGAAGATAAATCCTAGTAATATTGTTGAGCTTTTTCAACTACAGCTAGATTCCTCAATTCATGGTGCAAATACAATTTATTATTTTCATAATGGAGTAAGTGAGAATAATAATGGCAATCTTATTTTTGATAATATCGAATATACAAGGATGCCGATAGAAGCTAGTGGTTTTGAATTTAATGGGAAACAACTTCCCAGACCAAAATTAGCTGTATCTAATATTTTAGGAACTATTACAACACTACTTTTAACTCTACCTCAAGGATTAGAAGGAGCAAAAGTTACAAGAATTAGAACACTAGAAAGGTATATAGATCATATAAACTTTGATATTGGAGATATTTTGTCAGAAGATGGAAGTGCGATACTAGAGGAAGATGGTAGTTTAATTAGTCAAGAATCAAGTGACAATCCTCATGGGACACCTGATCCTACAGCTACATTTCCTAATGAGGTGTATTTTATTGACCGTAAGACTATGGAGA